CAAGGGCGGTGAAGATGTAAGCATCAGCCACATCTGCCAGGCCGTAAGCCGCTTCTCTCATCGCGGAATCCATGAGCGGGCCGGCCGCCTGGACGCGGTCAACGTCATCGACAGCGAAGTTGTAGTACTTCATCTGGTCGACCCGGAGCTGCTGATCGGCGGTGCTGAGGACCTCCGGCGCGTCGATGTCCGTGTTCTTGGTGTAGTCCTTCACGGTCACTGCGCCGATGGTATTGATGTGGACAGTGTCGCCCGCTTTGCGGATTTCGCCCTCGTAGTCCTTGTTGACGAATGCGGTCGCGACATGCAGGTTCTTCAGGTTTTCGAGCAGGCGAGCAGACCACAGCTGCGGGATAAAAGTGGTAATAGCCATAACGTGCACCTCCTATGTGCTGAGAATTAAAGTTTACTGGTATCAATCCGGCCATCCGCCCAGGCCTTGTTAATTTCGTCCGGGGTCATCTTCCGAATTTCCTCGGCGGTCAGCTTGGCTCCGGTCGGTTTCGGGTCGGTCGGGGGATTTCCCCTCATTGCGCTGTTGAGTACAGTCTGCTTATAGGTTCCCATGGTCGCTTCCAGCGCCGTGATTTCTGCCGCAATTTCCTCGGCAGTCGTGCCCTTGAGCATGTCTCCCAGCTCGGCGGGAAGCCCCTTGCTCTGCAGCGTTGCCTTTGCCTGCGCAATCAGCTGCTGCTTTGCAAACGCGGTTTTCTGCGCCTCAAATGCGGCCCTGTCCTTATCCAGCTGGTAACGTTCCTTCTGCGTCTCCGTCATCTTTGCCAGCTTCGCGGCCTCGTCGGTCTCGGCATCGCGTTCGGCCTGCCACTTGCTCTTCGCCGTGTTGATCCCTTCGGTGACTCTCTTATCGGCCGCGCTCTGGATCGGCTTGTATGCCATCAGCTCCTCAATGCTGTAGTCTTTAAGCAGCTCTTCCAGCGGCTTTTTCCCGCCGCCGTCCTCGCCGCCTTTGCCGCCCTGGTCGCCGCCCGTATCCGGGTCACTGCCTTCGGTCGCATGCAGCTGCAGCATCATGGGAAACTTATAACGCAGTCTCTTGTACTCCATGTGTCTATCCTCCTTGAGGTCCGTGCCCTCGTGGTTGTGTTGGCGCCCTCTCCAGTTCCTCGCGGGCCCTGTCGAGTGCAAATTGTTAAAGGTATGAATTTATACCGGCTCTATATAGCACCGGCAATTCGGATGAAACGGCGGTAAGTTTACGCCTGGTCGCGCTTCCTTGACTGGGAAAACTCGGCCGTTGATCGCGAAGCAGCCCGTGCATGTTGCGTCGTCGAGGATTGCGACCACCTTGTAAAACTCGCGGCCGGAGTCGTCGATTGCTCGCAGGGCAGCGGCATTTGCCGCCCGCGCGGCCTCGGTCCGGATCAGGCTGGAAATGCGGTAACTGATTCCGCCGGCGCCGCCGCGGCCGGTTGCTATATCAATCTCGTTCGCCGCGTCCGCGCCGCTCAAGTCGCGCGCGTTCCGGGCCGCGTTTATATCAATGACGCGCTGCTGGTAGGTCCTGGCATGATTCCGAAATCGCTCATACCAGGTCTTGCCACGCTTGTCATGCTTGCCCTTCGTCTTGCGGTCAAGCACTTTAAACACTTCTTGCCGGGGGATGTGCTCCGGGTCGATTCCCAGCAGCCGCGCATCAATCTTGTACGATTCGAGATATGCAAGCACGAGAAATTCTTCAATCCAGATTTCCCACGGGTTGAAGAATTCCATGCATCGGTTACGGATTCCGGCCGGGTCCGTCTCCTTCTGCAGAAGTTTGTTCAAGGAATCAAATCCGAGACCTACATCTGAAAGGAGGGGATTGGCCGCAGTTTCCATCACCTCGAAACTCTGTCTCACGCTTCAGGATCCTCCGTCTCCGTTCCTGGCGCCGTGTTCTCCCGCGCCCGGAGCATTCCGTAAGCGTCCAGGTACCGGCTTGCATCCGACTTTTTCTCAGCCTCCACGGCGGCAATCACAGCTTCGGGATCCTTCACGAACCACAACTGTCCGATAGCCGTCTTCAGGTCGATTATCTTCTCGCGGTATAACTGCACCACCATGGAAACGATTGACGTCTCATCCAGCGGCATCAAGACAGAAAAAACCGGCTCCACCAGGTCACGGTCCACCAGCGGCATCGAACCCTGTGTATTCAGCCACCGGTTATACATCTCAAAGCGCTTTCTCAGGCCGCGTGTCATGCTCCGGATTTTCGTCTTAACGAGAATGTTCATCGTTAAGAGTTTGAGCTTCAGCGCCTGCCCGGAGGCATTCCCCGCGAAACTCGCATCCGTCATGTCTACCGTCATGCTCTGCTTGTGGATTTCCGCGGACAGATCCGCCGCAAGCGTGTGCACGGACGCTTCATCAAAGGTCTTCTGGATGTATTCCAGCCGGGCCTCGGTCGGCAGCCCGTCCAGCATCTTGTACTTCTTTAGCTCGGATTTTTCGTCGTCGTCGATGGAAGCGCCAAAGATCGCCAGGATACTGTCGATAAACTTTGACTTGTCTGTGACTCGGTCGCTCGTCAAGGTGTTGTAAGCGTCAATCAGTGAGATAACGCTTTCAAAGTCGCCCATGCCGTCCGAATTGTTGGAATACTCTACCGCGGGTACTTCGCCGTAATAATGCGGGCTCGGCTCGCCCTCGCGGGTAAAGCCCATGTCCACTTCCGCGATATACGTGTGTATAAACGCGGCGGTATAAACCGTCAATCTCCAGTATTTCGCGCCGCCGATATGCGTCAATTCTTCAATGACAACGAAGCACATTTTATTGTGGTCCACCGTAGTGTCGCGAATCATCTCGCAGCATCGCGGGTCGATTACCGCGGATCGCGGGCCCGGGACTGCGTCGCCGGACGCGTACAACAGCTCGTAAGCTTTTCCAAAAATCCCCAGGTCCCGGCCGATATCGCTGTCTGTATCGGATATGGTCTGGTGGTCGTACGCGCTCAGAACAGGCTCGATATCCGGAGACGCTGCCGGTGTCTCCACTCTCACCACCTTGCCGCGCCGGACGGCAGCGGGAATCGCGCCCGGGGTCAGGCCGTCGTCGTCCGGTTTAGCGTCGTAGCGGATCGGGTCGCCCAGATAATAGCCGAGGATCACTTCCACGATATACCGGCCGTACGATACCTTTACCGGCGTCGCTCCGTCGGTGTCCGGCATGGTCACCGTGCAAGTATTGGTGTGGTAGCTCTTGAGTTTTTCCAGCCGCGGCGTCCGGCGGTTGTGCTCCTCCAGGATGTATCGGAGGACCGCCGGGCTCATGTCGTCCGGATCGCCCAGCTCTCTTGTGCTTATGTAAATTGCCATCGTCTGTCCTCCAAAGTTTGACCTCGCGGTCAAAGTTTTTTGTATGCTTTACTATCCGCCGCTGCCTCAAAAGATTGACCACGAGGTCAAACTTTTTTACAACCCAGCCGGGCGGGATTTAACCTTGATCGCCGCGCCCCACAGCCCGTAGTTCTTCGCGAAGTGGTTATAGCCGTATCGTAGCGAGTCCATGTTGTGGTTATAGGCGTCGACTGGGGCCCCGTGTTTATCCAGGCAATACAATCCGGCCTCCTTGATGGTCGGCAGCGGCCCGTATTTCGGATCGTCTATCCAGTAAACGTGTCCATCCTGGATTCCGGTCTGAAGCATTTCGATTCCGCACATTAGCCCGGTACGGCCGTTGATACTGTCACGAGCGTTGTTGTCTGCCTTGCTAGTAAAGCAGCCGAGCTTATCAAGCTCCAGTCGCAGCGCCTTGCAAGCCGGATCTATATAAACGCCGGTTTCCTTCCGTCCGTAAGTCTGTCTGACATACGGGAGGAAATCGCCGACTATCTTTCGTGCCTGGTCGCTCATGGCCATTTGGCCTCCGTCGTAGTACCAGGTTGCGAGATGGTATAAGGTGTGTATCTTTCGCCCGTCTTCTATCTTGTAGCAGACCGACCAGGCGTCCACGCTGGTCGCGTCTGTCGTACCTCCGTCACCGGAGATAAAGATTTCCTTGATAGTCTCGCCGTCTGGAATTTTCGGAATGACGTGTTTCGCGGGATCGAACATCCAGTAGATGACACCCTCTGGGATAGCCCGTTCGCCCAGCCAGTCGCGTTTATACAAATACGGATTTTTGCTGCATGCCTCTTCAATTTCCTTGAGGCGCGTGCGAGTTAAAATCGGATTGTCAGCGCAAGTCCAGTGCGTCCATTTCGTATCCTGGACTTCGAAAACGTCTGTGATAACCGGATGCAATGGCGCCGGGGGATTTAAGTCTGCGATATGCCAACGGTCATGCGCTGCATAGGTACGCCGGAGGCATTCCTGAATCATGCCCATATGCAAGAGGTTAATCTCGCAAAAGTAGACGCTGCCTAAAGACAATCCCGTGATTGAGTTTTTACTGTCTGCCTTGCCGCCGCCCTTCCAGTAAACCTTCTTCTCGGTCCCGTCCGGCATGTGTACCAGAAGGTGGTCGCCGGTATCATCGCGCTTGATTTCCGCAGTCTCGCCGAAGATGTGGACAAGGCCGAATCCGTCGCCATCCATCACCAGGCGGAACGCTTGCTCCGCACTGTAACCGACTACCAGATGCATGCGGTCGCGGCTCTGAATCAGGTGGATTGCGAAGCGGGCAATCGCCGCAAAAGTTTTGCCGCTTCTCGGGCTCCCTTCGCATACCTCTAATGTGTGCTCAAAGGGCGCTGTGATAAAATCTGCCTGCTTGCGCGAGTAAACGATGCTCACTCTTCCTCCGCCGGTCCTTCCCGGATGGCAGCGATTCCCGCCTTGAGGTCAACAAGACTTTGCAGCAGCGCCGTTGCTTTCTCGCCGGCTTCGTGCTCCACCTTATCGCGCTGGCCTAAGAGATTCTTACCGAGCCAGATCTGCATCGTTGCGTTGCCGCCCTCTACTGCAGTCAACCACTGCGCCCGCCGGAGTGAAGTCTTGCCACCTTCCTTCTTTTCGCGGTAAATTTGGGAAAAACCTTTCTTGTAGGTCTTTCTACACCACTTTTGCAACGTCTTTTCGGAGACGCCCAGAACCGCACAAATTTCCGCCTCAGTGCACTGTATATGGCACAATTCCTCGAACTGCTCCTTGTCAATTTCGGCTTCAGGTCTTGCCATGACGTCTCCTTTCTGCGTAGTTTGATAAGTTTCGTATATAAAAAGCGCCCGGAGGCTAAGTTCCAGGCGCGAAGGAGGAATTAAAAGCGGAGGCTTGTATTAACCTCCGCGCGTGAGTTGGAAACGGCGCAGCGGGCAAGAAGAACCGCTTCCAAACTTTCCACGATATAAGTATAACACAGGGGTGGTGTAAAAAGGTGTAATCCTTGAAGGATTGTGCATCCGGCCGCAATGGACCAGGAGGGATACTCTGAAGGATGGAATAGGCCGGCGAAGGTTGCCCGGATCCGTTAATTGCATCCGCCCTCTGTGGTCCAGGAGGGCCCTGCGGGGCGGCTGAAGGAAGGATGAATGTGCCGGGTGTGATCCTGGAAGCCTGTCTGCATCCTGGCACAGTGTATGATGAGTTAAATAAGGCTAACCCGTCTATAAGAAAGAATTCTCCTTCAGTAGAAAAGGGTTTTGTAGAGTTTTAATCCAATCCAATCCTATCCTCTCCATTCCTATCCTATCGGCCATGTTTGCCATCGTCAGCATAGTGGTGCATAGTGGTGCATAGTGCAGCATGCTCCAGCATAGTTAGCCATAATTTAGCCATATTATATCCATTTCCAATCTTTAAACGTGGGTTGTGCGTGGGTCACTCTGTCCCGCTGCCGCCGGTCCTTCAGGATCCGCCGCCGCTGCCACCGCTGCCACCAGATCCAGGCCGGCCGCTGCCTCACCCAGCGCAATCACCTCCGCCCTCTTCCCCATCCTTCAGTCGTCCTCCGGTCCCTTCAGTCCGGGATAAAGTCCGACCGCGCAGTCACACTTTTGGCAATAAAAAAATCCAGGCCTCCCGCCTGGTTCCTTGATTTCCGACAAATTTTTTGCAATAAAAAAGGCTGCCACCACTCAGCCTCTACCACCCCTGTTAAATTTTATGCAACCGTCACCGCCGCGTCCGGGACGATCTCCCAGCCTTTGAGCCGGGCGTATTCCTGTATCGCCGCGCTCTGCAGCTGCTTAATCCTGTCCACGCTATAGTGTCTCTTGCGCGCGATCTCTTTGAGACTCAACCGCTCCACGTATCTGTCATACAGGACCGCCACGTGCCGTACATC